AACAATATTATCTATTTCAAGTTCTGTATCAGAATTAATACTTGTAATTGTTGCAAAGAATCTATCTGTTCCACTATCTACTATGAATCTTCCTCCAACACTATAATCTGTTCTAAATGTTGTGCTGCTGCCTGTTACTAGATTTTCTTCTATATCAATACTTACTGTGCCTGTTGCACTTGAAATACCTGAATTAGATGCTCCAATTTCTCCAATATATTCAAAGTTATAATTATTTCCATCTGCATCTTCAGCAGTAGAATCTGTTAGTACTTGTACTCCTTTTAAGTGATCAGAAGTTGCATCAGCATCAAAAACTAAGTATGCTGTTGCACTTGCTCCCATTCCTGAAAAGCTTTGCTGATAATTTCCTGTGCCAGTACCAGTAAACTTATATGAATCTCCGTTTGCAGAAATAAAAGTATAACTAGCAGAACCTATTGTTAAAAGTCCTGAACTAGTATCAATTGCTATAGAAGCGTTAAACTGTCCCCCTAAAGGCAGTAACCCTATTCTTGATTTAGCACTTATACCTGCACTCGCGTTATTAAATTGTATCTTTCTTTGAACTGCACCTGACTTTATACCCGAAGTATTTACAAGACGTACTTGAATAGTATAATTTCCATAGCGTGTTACTGGAATATCATAACTTGTATCATCTTTTCCGACTTTTACAGATTGAAACTTTCCATTTATATTGTGTCTTATTGTATAGTGACTTATGTATTCGTACTTACTTTCAACACCACTTCTTTCACTTGTTGGATGTTGCCATGCAATATGTATAACACGAGAAGCTCCACTATCTACGTCAGTATCGTCTTCTGGACTTGAATTTGTATTTTTCTTAATAGAAAGAGTTACAGATTTTGGTTTCGGTACTTCTTCATCATGTGTTGGTGGTTTATTTGTATCTACTCCAACATCTAGTATATATCCTCTATCTACTAGGTCAAATTTTGCTGCGTCATATTCTATGCCTGCTATTTCATAAACTGTTGGCTCACTTTCATTAATAGATGTAATCACATATTGTTTTGCAGATCCTCCAGCTAAGATACCATCAGAAGTATATTCGCGAATTGCCCACATGTAGTCAGACTCTGGCGCACTACTAAAAGCAGAAGAAACAGCAACAGCTGTAGTAGAAGCTCCTGTGCTTGTAATAGTTTGAGTTTCAACTCTACTATAAGGTTCATAATTTAAATCTAATGCGTTTCCGCTATCATCAACTGCATTGTAGGCTCTTGCGCTTGAATTTAGTGATACAAGACTTCCGCCTACTGTTGCTTGTGGTACATAATCTCCTCTTACATAAGAAATGCTATTTATTGTAGCACTCTCTTGTTGTAAATAAGCTCCGCCCTCTGGATAAACAATAGATAATTTAAAAGTATTTCCACTTGATAAATCTACTGCGGAATCAATGTTAATGCTTGTAGTAGTAGAACTAGAAGATACTCTTCCACTATAACGAATATTGTCTTCGTCGGCATCTTGAATTAGTACTACATCACCTGGTTTTAAGAATCCTGCATTAATACTAGTAGAAAAACTAATTCCTTCAGTTTCAAGTATTTCTGTAAGTAAATGCCATTTACCAAATCTATGTGCCTGTCCTCTTGAAGTACAACCAAATGCAACCACATCTTTTGAAACAATTCTTCCTGTTTTAAGAATATTATTGTTATCTTCTACAATTTCTACTGCCTGTTTGTACATTGACTCTGGGTCGTTCCAAGTAACTCGTATTTGATTACTTCTATACTGTTCTTTAGAAGATGTATAACTAAAAAGTCCTCCTATTACATTTGCTTTACTAAATGTATATGCAGGGCTCTTATAACGGTTTTGTGAAAATTGAATTTCTCCATCTAGCCAGTAAAGCATTCCGCGAAATACACTTGTTACATCTTTTAATACTTTAAGAGCTTCGGCAGATTCTTGTAAATACAAACTACATGTAAATCTGGGTTCAGTTCCTCCTTGCCCATCAGAAACTAATTCGTCACAATATCTTGCAATTTTAAATAACTCATATTTATCTATTTGATCTTTAGAAATGTATTTACCAACTCCATAACGATTATTTGTTACTAGATCATAAAATACCCAAGCAGGATTATCACACCATACTTTTTCATTATTTCTAGCAGAATTAGAAGCGTTGAAAACAGAAACATCTCCTCTAAAATTTCCATCCCAATTTTGATATACTCCTGACATATCTGCACCAGTTGTAACATTTCTGTCATACTCTGCTAAAGTTCGTCTTACTCCACTTGAGGCATTTTTCTCCCCTCTTGGAAAATAATTCGTAGGTACTTGAATTTTTAATCCTTTTATTTTATATGCTCTTGAAGGTAATGAAGCAAAATTTTGAGCATCAAATATAACTGCTGCATAAGCACTGTAAGGGTATGATAATTTATCTTCAATAATTGCTTCTATACTTGTAAAAGTACAAGGATTTGTATGATCATAGTCTCCGTGTCTTGCGTTTGTAGGATTGACTCTTTCTACTTTAACTTGAAAATCTGTAAAAGGTTGAAATTCTGCTAAATTTATTGTGAAACTTTCAAGAAAAGGAGCTTTTGTTTCTGCTTGTATAAAACCGTTATTAATTCCATATATTCCTTCAAAGTTAGAAGTTCTTCTGCCTGCGGGACGAGCTTGAATTTGGGCATCTGTAGGTCCAAAGATTAGGACTTCAGTAAAGCTAGAGTCTCCTGCTCTTTTATACCCTAAATAAATTCTTAATTCTACGTGTGCTACTGTTTCATCTCCGTTCTTCTTTTTACTTGCTAAAAGAGTAGGGATTTTAAAAGTTAATTTTAGTTTGTCTACTTCAGGCTGGTTATTTATTCCCATTGTAGAAGCACTAATAGTTATCGGAGATCCTACAGCATTTCCACTTGCATCAGTATAGCCCCCACTTGCAGTGTTACTTACATTTCCTGTAACACTTGATAAATCTGTCTGTACTACCTCTTGATTAACATTATGTACAATAGAAGCACTACCTGTTCCTCTAAACCCTGGTAAATAAGGCTGGTGTCTATACCCTTTCACAAAGGCATATTGAAATTTTTCGTGATTATAAATTGGTGAGCTACCTACAGGGCGAGCGGGTGAAGTTGTATAAGCTTTTACTCCAGAAACATCTCTTGCCGCAGATCCATTTACATCTGCAATTACTGCAGTATACGAATTTGTAATTGATGTAATTCTTCCTATCTTATCTAGTGTTATATCTGCTCCAGATACAGTTGTTTTAGCAGGATTATTGATTTGAATTTGAGTAGCGGAAATTACTCGTTGAATACGAGTTATAAGAGTAGAACCATTTGGACCTGCACCTGCAATGTTAATATATGTTCCGCTTGTGAATCCCCCAGGGTTTCCTGGAGTGGGTGCATCTGTACTGTCAAAGAAATTTGATACAACGTCTAAAGTAACTGCGCCTTTGTATATATTCGCTTGTCCTGATAGTGCTTTCTTTGCTCCAACAATTCTTATATATCTTGTGCCATCAGATAAATTCATCAGGGTAAATATTCCCGGAGATGCATTATTATCTACAACAGTATTTGTAGATGCAGTAAAATCTACACTATCACTTATATTTGGCTGAAGAGCTGCGGAAGATGCTCCAATTGTTGCTGGAGTATTATTTAAATAAATACCATCTGTTCCACCTACAAGACCTTCAATTGGGCCTTCTGATATCAGGTCATAAATAACTGCTGTTTGATATTCATTTGGACTATCCAATATACCCGTACTTGTTCCTGCGCTTTCTACTTTAGAGCCAGAGGTTAAATCATAAAAATCTCCAATATTTTTCATTATGGGGCATCTCCGTTATCTGGGTTTAGACTAAAAGGCTGTCTTGCTAGTTCTTCTGCATCTACTAAATCGTCTAGAGAATCAAGTGGGCTATCCCCATCTGTTATAATTTCGTAACCTGTTTGCTCTCCAATTATTAAATCTTCTATAAATCCTGCATTCATTATTGCACCACCTACTATAAGTTCTCCATAAGCTACAGGAACTGGAATACCTTGTTTTGTATTATTTACTGGTCCATTAAAAAGATAAGATTTACCTGCTTCTGAAGGTGAATCTGGAGTAAGATATCCTGTTACACCAGACATTGCTAAACCTACCCCCACTGATTGTATTCCTATCGTAGCTAATGTTTGTACTTTTTGTGCCATTTCATAAAGTCTTGCTGCTTTTTCAAAATCTCCTGCACCTGCTGCCGCACTTGCGGCTGATTGTAACCCAAAAGATCCAGTAGCAGCAAATAAATTTGCCATAAAAGCTGCTCCATAATAAATAAGTATTGCACCTACAACAATTTTTATCGCATCTCCTAGACCTGCACCTGCGGCTATCGGGGTTATTATTACAGTCTCTTTTAAGGGAAGAAGCACCGCTTCCATTGTATCTAGTAAATCTTCTCCATTTTGCACAGTAAAATTAACGCCTTTTTCAGCGCAATCTAACATATAGTCACGAAAATCATCTTTTTGACATTCAATAAGTTTAAAAATATCACGGGTAGTTCTGACATTCATATGCCAATCAGAGCCAAATTTTTCTCCGAGTTCTCCCATTAATTTAACGTGGGTCATATATTTCTATTTCCTTATCTGGATAACTTATAATTAAATAAGGTATACCTAAAACTTTTGAGTGATTTTTATCATGCTCACTTGGATGACAATTTTGCATATAGTGACTATGGACTATATATTTTATTTTTGAAATCAATTGATATTTACTTAAAACTTTTGGGTCAATTTCAAACTGATTTTCAAATGGGGATTTATTTTCACAAGGAATCCATTTTTCTTCGTTATTTTCCTCAATAATAAGTCCACACATTTCACGAGGTGCCTCTTTAGCAGCGTGTGCCACCATTTCTTCAAAAAATCTCATTTAAAATTCTTTGACCCTGGAAACGCTCCAAAAGGTAATACAACATTTGTATTCACTCCTGCTTGCGGTCTAGAACTTGTACTTGTAATATCATCTGGATAGTACCCGAATCTTTTTCCGCAAGAAGTCAATGTTTTTCCACACTGATCCGCACGTTCCCAATAGCTATTAAATCCTGGTGTATTACCTGAATTTGTTTGAGTAACTTTCCATACAAAAGTTAATCCATTACTTGTGTATTGTACTATATCATTCAATTTATCGTCTGTATAAGTATAATACGTAGTTCCACTTGCCCAAGATCCTTGATGAACACGAACTCTGTCAAACTTTGCATTAGAATCGCTTGGAGTACCTAATGCTGTTTTTGTTCCTGCAGTATTTACGATCCAGTATTCAGTAATACTCTGACTAGATGTAGATCCGTCGCTTGCTACTCTTGTTGCTGTTCCATCTGTTGTAATATAGTTCCCTATAGAAAAGCTTGTGCTTCCTGCTGCTGCAGTATAATCTGTAAAAGTTCCACTTGCAGGTACTATATACTCATCATCTATTGTTACATATACAGTATGTGTTGTTCCTTCTGGAAGTGTTCCATCTGGCATATAATTTTTTGGTATAAAGCTTCCTTCTCTTGACCAAGTACACCCACCACATTTAGCACTTTCTGCTAAATCTCCACTTGCTCCTTGATATTCCCAAGGACAAGCATTTGAAACAATTTGTCTTGCAGGTATTTTTATTCCTTGTAAATCAAAAGGAGCAGCAAGTTCAAAAGTAATAGTTGCTTTATTTCTATCTGCAATACGACTTATTGTCCAAACCTGACGAGAAAATTCTATTGGAGTATTTCCAGAGCCTGGATCTCCACTTTCTCCTTGTAAGTATTTTTTCAGAGTAAGTCTACGAATAAACCTTTTTCCTACAAGTAGATCATAATCACTTGTACCTATCAAGGTTGAAAATACTCCACTTGCATTTCCAACAGAAAAGTTTGGTCTCGCAATTGCTCCAGATACTTTTATTTCAAAACCTGTAGAGACAATAGGACAAGGACTATAGGTTCTTAAAGTTGAATTAGAACTGAAGTCATACATTTGTAAAGAACTTCCATCTGAATCTTCTCCAGAAGTTATATATGCATAGCTACCGTTTGGTTTTTCAATTTCATATAGCTCAACTAGTCCTGAGCCAGGATTCTGTTTTTGTAAATCTTTAGTAAGATCACTCATGATTCATATACTCTTCTAAATGTTGCTGTTAATGTGTAATAGTCATCATATGCCCAGGATTGGTTCCAAGAATCACAAATACAATAAATAGTTTCTGTGCTTGAAGCTGCATTGCTATCTTCAATATCAAATCTAAATTTACTTACTCCTCCAAGACCTTCAAAGAATGCAACAAGATCATCAATTTCTGCTTTTGGACGAGTAGCAAAAGAAACATTTATTTGTTGCATTTTTGTATTTATACCATCTGCAATTCGGCTTTCATAACCATCTCCAAACTGAGATAGATGTACTCTCATTTGTGTTGCTCTTCCAAACCCTTTATCTGGTTGTACAGGTGCGCTAAAGCCTGTAATATTGGATCCATTTGATTGCATTATTCCGTAAGCCATAATCTATTAATAAGGACTCAATGAGCCTCCTGGTCGTTGTTGTCTTGCTATTTCATTTTGTACTGCTTGAGCAATTGCTCTGCCTGTTGTATATGCATCTTCTCCTGTAGTAGTTGATTCGCCTGTAGTCATATTTACATTTACAGTAACGTTTCCACCACCTTGTCCGCCATTTTCAAATTTAACAGGAATTGCTCTATCATTTCCAAGAGGAACAACCGCTTCAGTACCATGTAAAGTTGCTGTATATCCTGAATCTGGTCCGTCTCCTATACCTCCACCTGCAAAAGAACGATAGCCGCCTCCTGCACCTTGATTCATTATGCCCCCACTTCTAGCTCCTGGAAATACTCCAAACCCTGCGGGAAGCATTGTCATAATTGTCATTGCCGCTTGTTGAGCAAGTATTTGGGCTAAAGATTGAAGAATCATTTTTGCCATTTCTCCAAATGCTTCTTTTACGCTTTTTGTTCCTTCAATAATTGCTTGAAAAGCTGTTGCCATTCCAGATTCAAAAGAGTTTCGGAAAGTATCTCCAACTTGCATAAGAAGATCTGCTTCTCTTTGTGCTATTTTTAAACGGGCTTCCATATTTTTTATTTTTGCAGTTTCTTGTGCAATTGCTACTGCATTTTCTTCTAGACCTGCTTTTATTAATTCTTGCCTGTACTGCTGTGTAATTGAAATTTCTGATTCTAATAATGCTACTTTTTCTAATCTTTTTATTTGTGCTGCTACTAGTTTTGTTGCGCCTATGCTTTGATTTAAGTACTGATTCTGTAGGTTTTGTTTTTCTGTTAGCATTCTTATTTCAAATTCATGGAGTCTTTCAGATTCTGCCATAATTGCAGCTCCTATTTTATTAAAAGCTTCTACATTATTGCCTGCAGCTGCCTTCATAAGATTTTCTACTACATCTTTACCTAAAAACTGTTTCATTGCTTCTAAAGTTGTATCATCAAAAGCTGTTTTGAATTCATCTCCTAATTTTTTAAAAGGAGAATCTTTTAGCTCTTCTCCAATAGTTTTAATAGCATCTCCAAAGTCCCCCATATTTTTAGTTATAACAGAAAGCCCTGTACTTGGAGTTCTTAATTTTGCTAAAGCATTTGAAACCTCTGTGATAGAACTTGTAAGTATATTTGTGGTACTTGAGAATTTTGATATTCTATCTTGTGCTGATGTCCCATCAGTTTCTAGTTTTACAAATGTCTGTCTTAACACTTCAAATGCTGTAGAATTAATACCTGCCGCACTAGCGCTTTCTATAAGAGATTGATTAAATATAGAAATCATACCTTCTATTTCATCGTATTCATCAGTTCCTTCTTTTAACTGAGACTGTTGAAGGCGTAAAGAATCTATAGTTTGATTTATAATATCTACTTGTCCGCCGGTTAATTCATTCCTTCTTTCTCCTGCTTTTTCAAAAAATCCTGCAAATCTTGCCTTCTTTAATGCTTTTGGCTGAAAAGCTTCAGAAGTTCCTGCAAAAGAAAAATTTGCAAAAAAGTTTGCTAATTGAGTTACTGCAGATAATTGAGTTTTTGTTTCTTTTAAATTACTATTTAAATACCCTAATTCTTTATTTTGCTCTCTTAAAGAGCGGACTAATCTTGTAGTTGTTTCTTCAAATTCAACAGCTGCTGGATCTTTGAATTTATCCATTAGCTGCGCAACGATACCTATAGCAGAAACTATTAAGCCAATCCATCCCAAAGCTCCTATTGCCCGAGAAAGTTGTAATCCTAAAAATTTGACTACTCCAACAAATCTACCATATTCTGCTTGCATTAAATAAAGAGTTGCTTTCCATCCTGTAAGCATTTTACCTAGCATACCTTTATGTGCCGCTTCTGTTTGAATATATCCTGCTTTTAATATTGCGACTGTTCTTTGAGCTTCTGATCTTGACATATTCTCAAAATTCATAACAGTACTTTTTTTATTATTTACTGATTTTTCAAGAGCATCTAAATCAGTTGCACTAAATGCCCCTGTTTTAAATCTTTTTGCTCTTGCTTTTGACCCTGTATAAAATTTACCCACATCTGCTTGTGCTGCTTTCGCTCCTGCACCTACATCAACATCTGGCACTTCAGGAGTGATTGCTTTTAATATTCCTGAACCTAATAGAGCAAAAGCACCCCCTAATGCTACTACATTTTTAGAAAGTCCTTTTGCCATAAACTCTGCAAGTCCAGTTAAAGAACTTTTAATTCTATTTATTAAATCATCAAATGATTTTGCTAATTTTGAGAAAGCATTTAACTCAGTAGTAAATTCTCCAAATTTTTCTTCTCCTTGAGAAAGCACTTCGTTTACAACAGCTTGTGATTTTTCAAATATATTTAAATCTTTAGCAGCTTTCCCAATCTTAGCCCCATATTTTTCAGCTGCAGTTTCTAGTCGTAATATAATACCTAATTCATCTAATAATTCTGGTTCCGCTTTTGTTACACCACGTACTAAACGATTTAAAGAATCTGTTAGGTCTCTCCCCAGCGCTATTGAAGCATTCTTTGCAAGAACACCTAATCTATTTATTTGATCTGTTGTTACCCCGGCTGCTCTTGCAATTGCTACAGATTGAGCTGCTTCCGCAAAAGCAAGCTGTTGTCCTGTTGCCTCTTGTAATCTACTTGTTAATAGTTTAAGAGACTCCCCAGTTACTGTGGCATATTCTCGTTGTCCTTCTATGAGTATTCTGTAGTTTGCAGCGTCTTGTAAAAATCTAAAAGCTGCTCCAATCGCAAAAACGTTAGCAGCAAGAGTAGCATATGCAGGCACAAGTCCTCCTGTGATGCCCTGAGCCATCTTAGAGAAGTTTTTTGTGGTATTTGAGGATTGTTGAGAAGCCCCTTTAAAATTACGATTTAAAGTTTGTTCTGATTTACTGAGATTATCAGTAGCTTTTTTAGTTCCTTTGAGTTTACCTTCTAATAGTTTTAAACTACCGTCATCGGTAACTTCAAATACTAACTTTGCGCCTTTTATCTTTTTTGCCATTAACCTTGAACATTTATACCAGATTTACCTTGTTGGGAAC